GCCTCGAACTTCTCAGCCTCGGCCTTGCCGTCCTTGGTGCGACGGTCGAATCGTGGAGCAACGACGAACTCGGTCTTCAATTTCTCCGGCTCTAGCACCATGCCGTGCGTGAGCGATCCGAGTTGCAGCGCCTTGGTCGGCTCCTGATCCGGCAGGCTATGTTCGACGAACCGCTTGAAGAATAGGCGAGGACGCTTGCGATAAACCTCCAGCTTTGAGTGACTGATCGCTGGGTTCGCGTGGTATTCGCGGGAGGATTCGTCGCTCATTCTTCGTCCTCCTCTAGACCAAGTTTGCTCTGCAGCGGATCGACCTCCTGCTCAGATTCGTCGGTGTATCGAGTCGTCCAAGTGATCTTCACGCGCACCGCCGGAGCTTGCGCCAGCGGATCGAACTCAACCGTCAGGTTGGCCTTTGCTTTTGGCTCGGGCTGATCTTCGGAGTCGATGAAGTTTTCCGTCGCTGACTTAGAGATAGACGGAAAGTGCGTTTCGAGCAGTCCGCGAATCTGCTCGGCGGCGCTGTTGATAATCGCGGCTTTGACCTCGGGATGGTTTGCGGTGCTCATAGTTTGTTGAACCCTTCGCTGACCTTGTCGCTGACCGGAGTGACATTGACCGGCTCTGACGGAATGTCCCTTGCCTCTTCGACGGTGCGAAGTCCTTTAAGAATGTCTCCGAAAAGATCGCGGAGCACGTAACCGCGAGCGCGGAAACGCAGCATTCGCTTCGGGTAATCAGACCAAGGTCCAGCCTTGCCCCACAACTTCGCTCGCTTCGCATCCGCGACGGTGAAGGTTTCGACTGCGGCCTGATTGCCTTTGCGAATGGCGGTGACGCGGTAGCCGTGACCATCGCTGCCCGCCTCGCCGATTTCTTCTTCCTTGTAGGATTCAAGCAACCCGCTTGAGCGGACCAGCGCAAGCGCAGCATCGCCGTAGATCGCTGGGCGACCGTTGATGACGGCGGTATTTTGAAGCGCGGCCATCGGCGTGAGGCCGATCTCTGCACCCAGTTGAATCGCCACCAAGACCGCTTCTGGTTTCTCCATCCCTTTCGGCGCGAAGCCTGACGCGCAGATTGCGTTAGCAAATCGGTACGCCTCTTCCAATGATGCCAGCTGGACGCCTTGCGCGCCAAAGCCGATGGGCGATTTCTTCTGCTGCACGATTTCGTTGCCGGTAGTTTTTACGTCTGTCGTTTCCATGTTCGTTGTTCGTTACGTTACTGTTGTTGTTTTTGGTTCCCTGCGGTCGTGGTTGGCCGCAGGGTTTTTTGTTCAGAAGGCGTCGCCTGCTGAATCAAAGTCGTTGAGCACGGTCGCCGATTGATTGGCGGCTGGCTTGATCTTGTCGGACAAAGTGCCGCGCCTGCGGTGCACGATCTGGCGCGCAGCGTTCTCAAGCAGAACGTCGGCTGGACGTGGTGCGAACGGCTTTCCATTCTTGCCGATCTTGGGTTCCTTCGGCTTCGCGTACCATTCAATGCTGCGCTCCGAGAGCGTGCCAATCGGCGTGCCAGCGTTCTTTCCGAAATGCACCGGCACGGAGTCTGGATCGTCGAGCAACTCCGTTGGCTGCGGAATGTCCTCGGAGGGTTGATGGAATCCGGTCGTCGGACTCGGCTGCGCGGTTGGCTTTGCCTTGTCGAGCAACGCAGCGCGAATCGTGCGAAGCTCGACCATGATTTCAGCGAACTGTTCGTCGGTCATTGTATTCTGGTTTTTGGTTTTCTAGTGCGGCTTTCGCCTCGGCAGCGACTTGCTGCATTTCAGCGAGGAAAAACTTGTTGGAGGTGATTTGGGCGTGGAATGAATTGTCGTATCCGTCCTCGGCTCCGGTACGTGCTAGGCGCAGCAGTTCTTTGCGCGGGAGGTTCACTTACCAGCAGCGCGCTTGACCTTGTCGGCGTAGCGCAGCGTTGCAGGCTTCTTATCGCCCTGCGGACCGCCGTTGTGGATGCGCGCAAGCGTTGTGATGTCTCCAGCCTCCCATGCCTTCGGCGCGTATTTCTTGAGGTATGAGGATGCGACCTTGATTGAGTAGGCAAGGTCAGCGCAGTCCTCGTAGCGACCAGAAACGCGGGCATCCTGCCAGTAGCGGCGGTGAATCTGAAGCGGACCAAGGGCGGCACCGTTGTCGCCGAGGATCGCTCCACGCTTGCCGCCGGTCTCGACGACGTGCAAGGCACGCCAAAACGAATTAGGTGGCGCAGCGTGCACTAGGGCAGATAGGGCAAAGAATAGGGCAAACTGCTTCACGGCTGCACTGCTCCTTTCTTGAGCTCCGACCACCGCGCAAGTTCGGCGTAATAGGTGCCGTGAAAATAAGTACCCATCCGCTGCTTGTCGCTCATCGGCAGGTTCTGCCAAAGAATCTGAAAGGCGTCCATCTGGCCTTTCCAGTAGGAGTCTTGGCGGTTGTGCTGCTCGGCGGCGCAAGCCTTGGCGTTTGCCTCGGCTAAACGACGAATGCCCTCATCGGAGATCGTCGTGAAGATTGGGTCGATTGCGGTATTGTTCACGATGCCGCCTCCTGCTTGATGGCATAGCGAGCGTCCTCAACCCAGCATTCAACCGTCTGCTGGTACAGGTAGCAGACATAAACCGACTGACCGAGTTGCCCGCCGGTCAGCGTTGAGGTAAAGTACGAGTATCCGTCGCGGTTGTTCTGAATCTCGACCGGCAGACCGGCGCGCCGAAGAGCGGCGTTGATTGTTCGTTTGGTCGCAATCACGACGTCACCTCCTGCTGCGCCTTCTCCCACCCGAGCTTTTCCGCAGCGGCCTGCGTGGTTTCGTATGCTTCGCCCAAGTCGTGCTCGCAGCGGGAAAGGAGCGCGCCGGTATTGTCGCGGCGAATAATCCAAAGCTGGCGCAGGTGATCGAAGAACTGGAGCGTGGTGCGCTCACCGTTGATCCAAGGGCTGATGTACTGGGTAATCATTGTCGTTGTTGGGTTGTCGTTGCTGAACGACGCAGAACCAATCACAACCGAACCGCTTTGCCAAGCACAAAAGAAAAAACTTTCCTGCGCTTTCGTAAGTTGCGCATTTTGCGCTATTTACGCAGGAAGAAAAACTCACGAGGTCTGCGCGAAGAAGAAGAAAAACCGCGCCGTTGCGGCTGGAATGTTTGAGCCATCGACCGCTCGGATCGTGCATTGAGCGTTGCTCGCGCTGCTCGAATCGTAGTCGTAAGCGACGACGTAAAGCGGGTCGTAACATTGCACCAGACCGACGTTTGGCGTTACCGAGAACCCGCGATTGGTCAGCGAAAACGTGAAGACCTCCGTCACCGCTCCTCCGGTGAACGTCTTCGAGTCCGTATCGGAGAAGATGACTTGAAGTGTCGTGTTGCTCGCTCCGTTGCCAACGTCGAGACCGGTCACCTGCGCCGCCGTGCTGTTCTGCGTGGCGAGCGTTCCGAGGCCGAGATTGCTGCGCGCCGTTGTCGTGTTCGCAAGATCGGAGAGGTTGCTTGTTTTTTGTGCTGCGCCTGTGATTCGCGTATCGTCACCAGCCGCAACGGTGCCAGACGCGGTTCCGGTATTCTTTACCGCAGCGTTTCCGAGTTGCGTCGCAAAGTAGGTGAAGAGATCGCCAGCAGAGGTCCACGTTCCAGCTGCTCCCGAACGATTGACCGAGCGGACGCGGAAGTAGCGCACCGCAGGAGTTCCGAGTGCGACGATTGCAAACTCTTCAGTCGTCTCAAAACCGCCTCCTCCCGCGATGATCGCATCGGCTGCGGCATCGGTATCAACCGTCGTGATGACCCATTGATAGTACGCAACGTCTTTTTCGCTCGGCTTGTTCCACTCGACGACAGCGGTGTAAAACTCAGCTCCGCTATTTACAACCGGACCACGATTGGCAGTTGCGCCATTGATACGCGTCACGCCAGTTAACGCAGCTGGAGCCGGTGAGGTTGCGGATGAGGTGACGATAAGCGATGCCGAGTTTGCGGACGCGAACCCGAAGGATGAAATCGCACGCGCCGCAATCTCGTAGGTGACACCGAGCGAAAGATCGTCAATGGCGACCAAGTATGAAACCGCGGAACTGATTTGATTCCCTAAAATGAAATCCGCGCTACCCTGCTTGCGATAGATTATGTCGATGGCGACGGCGTTAGTTGTCAACGGTGGCGCTGTAACTGAAGCGCGAGCAAACGCAGTTCCGTCGCTTGCAAGATAGACAGTAGTCGAAACAAGCGTGGGTGCGTTTGGAGTAGCAGGTGCAGTCGGATCGACGCTTCCTCCGCTGACGTAGGTCGGAACAGCGGTCGCTCGGTTGCTGAAGCCGGAGACGTTCTCCAGCATATCGTAGGCGTTGACCCAGTAGTAGTAGGTTGTGCCGATGGTGACTTCGGTATCAACGAAGCGCGAAGCACGGACCTCGGCAATCTTGTCGGCCGCCGCGCTGGCTGGCGTGACTCCAGTCGTATTGCGATAAATTCCGTACTCGGAAAGGTCCGGCTCCGTGTTGTCGGCCCAATCAAGCGATACCGCCTTGCCGGTTCCGACCGCAGCCGTCAGCGATGTCGGCGCAGCTGGTGCCGTCGTATCCTTGGCAACGGTCACGCCAGCGGTGACGTAGCTTGTCGATACGCCGAAGTAGCTTTGCCCGTAGATGCGAACATCGTAGCTCGTTCCGATGCGAACGTCGGATGAAATGTAGTCGAGCGTTTGATCGCCGTCGATCTTCGACCACGTGAGATAGGTCGTCGAGTTGCCTTGCTTGTATTCGATGATGACCTGACCGCCTGACTGGATAAATTCCTCGCTCGGAGCTGACCAAGCAACTTTGATGCGTGGCAGCGCAGTTCCGTCGGCCTGCACCAACTGAGTCGTTCCGTCTGCCGTCAGCGCAAGGTTAGTCGGCGCATCGAGCGTGAACGGATTAGGCAGCGTGGTCGTCGGAGTTGTATCGACCTCGATTTCATCGGATACGTTCCAGTCATAAACCGATGAAGCCGTTTCGCGCAGGGTCATTTCAATACCAAGCTGCGGAGGATTTCCGTCGCTCGCGAAATGCCATTCGATCACCTCGAAAACCTTCGCGCTCCATCCAAACTTGGAGAGCGTTACCATCACGGTATCGCCAGCGCGGACCTGCATCGCATCCAAGCGGAACCGAGCAGTGAACGTGATTTCCTGCCGAGCGCGGAAGAGTTCGATGCGAGCAAGACGCTGCGCTGCGCTGCTACTCGTAGTCATTGGTAGCACCACGTCGCGCCAGTAGCGCACGTTATTGTCCTGCGTGAGATAGGTCGCGGAGGTTTGCGGAGGAAAATCGGTCGGTTGCCACTCGGACTTTTCAGAAACGAAAACGCCCTTCACTGCGTTAACGCGGTCGCGGGCGCTGGTCTTCGTCTGCACGCTGATCGGCCCAGCAAAGTCCGAGTCGTTTAGCGTCACGGTCGGTATGCGATAGCCAGCAGCGTAAGGAATGATTCGACCGCCAGAGTAAGCGATCAGCCCGCCCATCGCGGATAAGAGCTTACCGATGTTTCCATCAGGCGATTCCGAGGTGTAGAGCACACCGTTCGTCTCGTAACGATTCTCGTAAGTAGCAGGAATCGTCACCGGCTTTACCTCGACCTGCTCGTCGCAGATGTTGGCAGCAACGCTGAACGCGGTGTCATCGACTTCCGTCGAGGCAAGGCCGAGTCCGTAGGTTGAGTCGGTAAGGTAGTCGCGTAGGCAGAGCGCGGCGTTGGCCGAGTAAGCGGTTGTGGCGCTCCGCGGGTCGTAAACCTTCTTGCCCTTGACCATCGCGCTGATGTTCGGGATTCCACCCGCCCAAACCTGATCGTTCCAAACCAAGCGAACGTAAATGTAAGCGATGCCTCGCAGGCGATGGTCGTCGGTCCATGCTCCGTTAGTAAGACCAGCGGTCGCCGTTTTGAGATCTGTCTGAACCGTTTGTGTCGAACTGCCGTATTTTTTGTAAATCTCAGCGTATCCAGCAAAACGTCCGATACCAGCCGTGCTGCCTGCGGTGTAGTTAGGGTCTGAAAGCGCAAGTTCGTCGTTGAAATAAATATCACCGATGCCCTCCACCTCGTGACCGGCGAGCGCGATCACCATGTGCAGATACTCGTTCTTCGTTCCAGTCGTCGAGATGTAAACGACTACGCCGGAAGCCTTCGTTTCTCCGTAGATGATTTGCCGCGCCGCAATCGGAGAACGAACCATCTGCGTGCGATTCGCCAGCGATGCGTCGTTGAAGCTAGGCATTTTCGGCGCGAGCAATTTGTTCGCCGCCATGTTTGCCGCTGTTAGCGCAACAAATGCAACGAGGGTAGTCGTCGCTTGAAGCGTTGCCATTGAGACAACGACCACGCCCGCCGCGTTAGCGGTTCCAAATGTGGTCAGCAGCCAGATTGCGATTGTTTCGGCCATGATTAGACACGCCAGCAGTGAGCGGCTTTCTTAAAATCGAACGGTGCAAAAAGCAGTCCGGAGGCTCCCACAAAGGCAGCGTGCGCTCCGATACAAATTCCGATGCTTTCTCCGTTTCCGGTGTCGGCCACAACAAGATCACCGCGCTGATCCTGCACCGATTTTAGGCGCTGCAAACCCATTGGCTCACCGAGTTTCTGGATCACACCACGAACGCCGCCTAAATCGCGTAGAATGCGAGCGGCACCGAGCGCGGTTGAATACTTGCCGCGCAGCTCAACCGCAGGATCGCAGCTGGTGCAAAGGCTTACCCAATCGGCAGCGAACAGGCAGCAGTCATTCCGTCCCCACGCAAAGGGCATGAAACGCCGCTCTTCGATGAACGTCGTGAGTAGCGCAGCCCAGTTGCCATGCCTCGTCATTCGTAATTCTGCGTGCTGGTCTTGTCGCCAGCGTCCCAATTCGTTGCCTGCGTCGCGTTGGGATTTCCCCAATAAATCGCCTTTTCCTGAATGTCGTTGACGAACTCAAGTCCAAGGTCGCCCGAGTAAAGTTGCTGCTGTTCCTCGTCGGTGTATCGCAGTTCTCGCGGACGCTTGAAATCCATCAGCTTCGATTCCGCGCTGACCATGATTTCGGCAGACTGACCGTCGTCCGTTATCTGCATCACGTCCATCCTGCCAGAAAAGATCGTGATCGGAGTCGAGATTAGAGTTCCCGCAGTAGGCGAAAGCGCGCCAAACATGATGGAGCACTCGCGGCCTTGGTAATTTTCAGTCAACGCAACTGCAACGCTGGCGGTAGGAACGCCAGAGAGCTTCATCGCTATGCCTCGTGCCGCTAGATCGGTCGTCTCCTGCACCGGAGAAATTGTTCCGAATGTTCCAAGACCTCGATAGGTAACTGAGTTGTAGGCAAGATCGCCGTAGCCATTCCAAAGATAAACCGGCGACGAAAAATTTAAAGTCGCCATGAGAATCGGCGACAACTGTGCCGTGGTCACCTCCGTGACCATATCGCCCGAAAGAGAACGCCCTGCGGTGGTTATGCTCATGTCGCCACGTCCTCGACGATGCCAAACGAGACGCCGTAAATCTTGGCGTTATCAATCGACCAGTTGGTCAGCGGCTCCGAGAGACGGAAAACGCCCTTTGCGTTGGAATAAGTGATTGCGGTGCCTGCGGCATAACTTGAGCGCAAGACCGGAAAAACTTCAACGCTGCTCGACGAGTTGACTTGCACAACCTTGTAGAGCGAAGTCGAGATTTGCAGCCAATCTCCGACTGCGAATGAGCCCGTTGCGCCAGAGATTCCGAGCGTCGTCGTATTTGCCGTAGCACTTGCAACCGTCAGCGTTCCTGTAACGCCTCCGCGATTCGTTGGGTTGGCGTAGTCTTGAAAATAAAACGTGCCGCGCTGCGCTGCCAGCAGGAAGCCAATGACCGCCTCCGCATCGGCTCGCGTCATCGGAGGGCAATCGACCTGACCAGACCACGCCTGACCGGCCCAGTTGTATTGCTGAATCTGAAACGTGAACGGCGAGACGTTGCGCGAGGTTGCGCTGAAGCCAGAGAGCGAAAGCCGCGAGACTCGGAACGGCGACGGAGGCGTTAGCGGATAGGTAAGAGCCATAATCGTCAGGCGAAGGCTGCGCGGTACGCGCCGCCACGGCGAACCATGTCGGGAATTTCAGATTTGAGGCGGCGACGCTCCATCTCAAGTAGCGAACCAAGTTCGGCGCGACTGACTCCACTTGCGATGTTGTAAGTAATGTTGATGCCGCCGCCACCTGCCTCCATGCCGGAAAGATTGTCGTTGCTCACGATTGAGCCGGACGAGCGAGGAACGAAAAGCTCTGGTCCGCGCTCGCCTACAATGTAAGGACTACCGGAAGCTACCGGACCGCCTTCGGCTCGAAATAGGTTTTTGAAAAAGCTACCGAGGCCCGTTCCCAGTGGAGCCGTAACAGCCTCGCGGAACGCCATGCGGAGAAGGTCTTGAGCGAGGGCGCGGAGAACTTCGGAAAGGCGCTGGCCGGCGAAGATGGCGTCTTCAAGTGACTGCGAGATGATTTCGCCGGACTGCTTGGCAATTTTTTCAATGGTGGTTTCGAGAATTTCGCGCTTCGCTAATTCACGATTGAGCTTTTCGTGCTCTATCACCAGTTGATTCATAGCTTGAATTTGCTCTGCTGTGGCAAATTCAGGAATGAATTCTTCGGGTAGAACTTTTTGAAGTTCTTTGATCCGATTGGTAGTCTGAATGATACTGTTGGTGAGTAAAATCTGCTGCTCTTCAGCAGTCATCTGCTTCGCTTTGAAGTCGGCGAAGGTTTCATCAACTGCGGCGACTGATTTTTGATAATCCTCAAAACTTTTAACTGCAATTTTACGCTGCTCGATTGAAAGTTTTAGAGCTTCTTTTTCCCTCATCTGCTCATTGAGGAATCGCGAAAAAGACGGATCGTCTGCTGCCTCCTGCGCGCTTTCAATGGCATCCGCAAGGCGCATAAAATGCTCGGCTGGTTTTTCCCCAACGGCAGCGAGTTCAATTTGTAAATCTTCTATTTCCTTCGTCAGCTCTCTGATTTTTTCAGCGTCCCTCTCCGTGCGAAATTTATCCGCAATGCTTGCTGACTCTACTTTTGAAACTCCAAAAATAGCATCCTTCAGCCGCAGAAACCCGTCAACCGATAGCATTACGGTAGTCCGTATGCCCTTCATGATGGAATCTAGGAACGCGGTTGCCCGCGTAACTTTGTCTAACTCTTCGGCCGATGCTCCAAATTTCTGTGAGTCTCTCTCGACCTCTCGCAGCGAGTTGGTAAATCCGAGCAGTGCGCGGCGCGCCAGTTGCAGAGTGAGGAATCCTCCAATGGCTGCACCGGCTTTCCCGATGGCTCCTTGCAGTTTGGCAAGCGACTGCTGAACCGACAGGAACGCCTGTCGCGTTTGATCGACTGCTCGTAATGCAATGACGGCTTCAGCCATGAGATCGCTTGATTGAGTTTTTGTGGGCTAGATACGCGAGCCAACCGTCGAGTTCGGATTTCGGCATCTGCAAGACCTCGCTGGCGAATTTGCCGAGTAGCTCCGCAATGGCGTACACGGCGAGGAAGTCGGCAGCTTCCCCGCCGTGGATCAGTTTTTTATCTGATCTGCCTTCGGCGCGTCATCCGAGAGGATCGCGTTGGCGACGCGGGCGATCACATTGGAATCCGCTTTGTTCAGCAGCGTCAGGCGATGGTCGATGTTGAATAGCTTTTCGCCTTTCTCATCGGTTGCCTTCATGATCAGAACATCGACGAGGAGTTCCATGTCGCTCTCGCGGCTCTTTTTGTAGAGCTTGTTCTTTTCCGCGAGCGTTACGGGCGTCGAGTGGATCGTTAGTTTCCACTCGGGAACTTCAATCGCCTTCGTGCCGAGGCTGCTGAAATGGTCTCTTACGAGGTCAATGGCTTCCACGTGTCACCTCAAACGGTTGCGACGGTTAGCGTGCCGTTGCCTTCGATGGTGATGCTGCCTTCAACCATTCCGTCGAAAGCCGCGCTCACGTCGAACTTGGTGACGATGCCGCCGCCCGTGTAGTAGGTAGCAACGGTCGTGGTGCCCTCGGGATAGAGGTTCACGGTTACGCTTGAGCCAACGGTCAGCGCAATTTGACCGGCGTCCTCCAAGTCCCAGTAGAGATCGCCATTTACGCTCCAAGTCTTGAGCGTCGCCTTGCGCGTGCGGAAGGTATCACCAATGACGGTGTCCTCCACGGTGTCGGATGATTGAGCGAGCGCGTAATTGCGAAGCTCGCCGATGGTGGTGCTGGAGAGCTTGATAGTGCCCTCGCGGCCTAGATGAGTAGCCATTTTAATCAGTGGTTAGATAGATCGCTTGAAACGTGTGGCGAGCCACGCCCCATTGGCGTTCCTCGTCGGGTTCAATCACATAATTGACCTTCGTCAAATGGGTATCGCGGCAAACGCCGCCAAGGGTGACATCTGCCAAAACCGCCGCCTCGACCGCTGCACTTCCGGTGTCGAGCAGGTCGTCTAGAATCGTGCTTGCGGTGACCGCCGTAAAGTAATCAACCGAGACCTCTAG